AAGGCGTGTGAGGCTGTAATAAGCAAAGAGATGAGTGTTATTCATGCGGCTGTACGGTTCGGAGTGGATAAAGATAAATTAGTTAGGATTTTAAATATAAAGTGAAATGAATGAAGAAATAATACTACGCAAGTTAAGCGCTGCAATACTACTACTAACTACCACATCATCATTAATAGATGACATCGAACAAGAATCAAAGCTATCATTTGATAAGAAATTCAAGTCTTTTATGACCGACACTCTTCGATCTGTTAACGCGGCTAAAATCCGACTGGTTGGAAATAAGATCGAGACATGTAGACCTGAAACAAAAGCGGCCTATGGTGATGATATTGTACTACTCGAAAGGCTAATTGAGATATTCGTTAATGACGTTGAGGCGTGCGAGGAGATTGTAAAGGGAATAACGGTTGAGGGTCAACACTACCACCTACGCGATTACTTAGCAGGATTTGAAAATGGGCGAGCTTTTGAAAAATAACTTACAATAAATCAATAATATTTCAATAAAATAGTTGCAAATCAAAAAAAAGGTGTTATCTTTACATCATGAGATAGCAACAACGCTACTCGGTAAAAATAAACGATATGAAATTCTTTTTAAGATACACAAATACAGCAAATGAGGATTTAGAAAGAGGAACATCTATTAACGCATCTGGGTTAGGTGTTAACGATTCTTCAAAAGAAGATGTTGCTTTAATGTTTAATTGCGATGAAACAATGATAGATGTAGTTGACGGATGTTTTGTTCAGGTTTTAAATGGCCTTTGTGGTTACGAATTAGATGCTGAAACTATAGAAGAGGCTATTGAGGAGGCGAAAACAGAAAGACAATTTTCATTTGTAGGTCAAGCTGTAATATTCTCAGGAAAACACGCATCGGATTCTGAATATGTTGCTGATGGTGATCTATTTATCCCTTTATCAATAGAAGCTAAATTATAATAATCACACACCCCCCGAAATCGAAAGAGAGTAGGGATAAAAAATAAATATAATGAAAAAAGAAACTAATAACACTAGAAATGCTGGTCGCAAAAAGCACTTTAACTGCGAGACTGAAGTGATACAAATAATAGTGCCTAAACATAAGGCTAAAGAGTTGAAAGTAATATTTAGGGAGATGGCTAAAAAAAGTGAAAATTAGATTAACTGCGGTAATTGTTGCTTTTTTCTTGCAACAAACCCATGTTAGCGGTAGGTTTTATTTCTGGTCGGGACATTAATGTCAAGACCAAATATTTCTAGATCAATATATAGATGATAGATTTGATTCATTAGAACCAATTAAGTAGTAGGTGTCTAAACTTACCGCTAACAAAATATAGACGCAACTGTTGCGCCCATAACTCCAATTAACGCAATAAAATAAATATCATGAAAATGAAAAAACTAATCACAATAGCACTATTATTGCTATCATTATCATCATTCGCCACATTTTACGAGATAGTTGGATACTCGAATAAGGGCCACTATGAACAGGTATTTGGATCGGCTCTCATTAACGATAGTTGCGATATGTACATAGTTGTAGGCGAAGATAGTTATCACTTAAAATATGCGCCTAAATTAAGTCGCAATAGATTAGATGGTAAGACCGAGAGCCGTGGAACTTGTAATGGAGTTGAGTGCTATATCGCTGTCAATAAAGGCACACTCGAAATAATTGAGGTGCGTTTTAAGGATGGAGAATTGATAAGGTTTTATGTTAAATAAATTTTATATATCTTTGTGTTATGAGAAAATTATTATTTGCACTATTTGCTATTAGCTTGGTAGGGTGTGAAAGTGCAATTAACGAAGAAGAAGTTAAACCAAATCATATTTATGAGGCTATTGTTGAACCTTATGGTTATATAGCTGATATAACGTATAGAGAGAATGGGCAACAAATACATTACTCAAATTATGGTGCAACTCATACAGGATTTAAACAAACTATAACAAATCAAGAAGATAGTTGTTATGTGCTTTTAGTAGTTTCTGATGGTGGATGGCATACAGATGAAAGATTGAAAATGTTGGTAAAAAAGGATGGCAAAACACTTTATTCACATACTTTTACTCAATGCTGCCAAATATAAAAAGTTATTGTTAGTCAATATTTTAAATAGTTATTATGCCACAATTTATAATAGGCAATAAAGATGCTGAGAAATGGACTTTTGAAGAAGTTGAAAAGATAATGTTTCAAATGTTGGATAATTGTAAAACAGATGAGAATATTCTTTGCCTTCAAGATGCGATTCATTCAGTTGATTTATACTCATCATCGCTTAATTATCTGATAGGGTTATACCCCGTTTTCGAAAGTATAAAAAGTGATATGAACTCTATTATAATTGGTCGCATAAATAAAAAGGCTTTAAAAGGTGAGTTCGTTTCTACTCCTGCTATATTTAGAATGAAACAATGCGGGGAGGTTGACAAGCAAGAAGTAAAGAGCGATATTAATTTAACCACGTTTAAAATTAGTGATGTTATAGATTTTGAAGACTAGCGCAAAAATAACACTCATAAAAAAGTACCTACCTTTGTTTAATAGTAATAGTAGGTATTTTGTTATTACGGGTGGTCGTGGTTCTGGTAAGTCGCACGGGGTTAACTCATTTCTGACATTACTATCATTTGAGCCATCACATACTATTCTTTTTGCCCGTAAGACATTAACAAGTGCGCACGTCTCTATTATTCCTGAGTTTATCGAAAAAATCCAAGTTTGTGAGCTTGATAAATTCTTTAGTATTACAAAAACAGAGATTGAAAACAATAGCAGTAAGTCAAAGATAATTTTCAAAGGAATCCAATCAAGTCAGGGCGATAACACGGCAAATCTTAAATCACTTCACAACGTTTCAACTTTTATTCTCGATGAGGCTGAGGAGCTTACGGATGAAACAACATTTGATAAAATAGATTTTTCAATCCGTAATAACTTTAAACTCTTCTTCGGTTTGTTTATTAAATAATCCAATGAATGGCTTTTTGTAAATTTTATAAGCCTCTTCTGTCTTACCGCTATCGATTAAATCATCTATAATAACATCAGCTTCCTCGATGGTATCAACTGGGTTAAGCATAGCAGAAATATACTGACCACCTCTAGGTACTCCGTAGTATTTTAAATTCTTATCTAATTTGGAAACCCGATACTTAATTTCTTCCCAAGTTATACTCCTGTCTTTTGATTCCAAATTTCAATGTGTAAGCGAGTGGTGAAATTTAAGTAGTTGTCTCTCGCTAATTCGGCAACGTACTGTTTTGTTTGTGAGATGAGTTCTTGGTTCTCACCAGCTGGCATAAGCCAAATCTTGTTTCTATCCACAATCGGGATATACAATTCACACACCTCTTTCCAATCTTCTTCATTTGAAATAACGAACTTGAAGATGGTGTTTGTGTTATTGAGCATTGAGATTACATCTGGCTTGAATGTCTGCTCTACATCATTCCCGCTATTTGAAAGTTTAGGAGAGCAGTTAAACAAGTTGATTTGATTCAGTAGCTCTGCTGATGCTTGGATGGTGCCGTTTGTTTCCATCTCAACAAAGACGTTCTCGTTGATGTTGGCTCGAACATAGCGTAGGAACTCCACAACTGCCTTCTGCTGCATTGTAGGTTCCCCTCCTGTAATGATTAGGTGTGCGTTGTTTTTAATCGCTTTAACGCAATCTTCTGGAAGCACTTGATCAAATTCCTTGCTCTGTGCCTTCATCCACACCTCAATAGTATCACACCTCCACTTTGCGTTGTTATGGAGTTCGCCATCAAATTGCGTCCCCATTCCCCCACACATTAAATTACATCCACCCAGCCGCACGAATACGCTTGGGATTCCCATTGTCTTCCCCTCGCCTTGAATGGAGTAGAATACCTCACTTACTGCAAGTTTATTGCTCATAGATTACGTTTGATGATTTTGTTTCTGCTAATTCAATCCGAACGATATTTAACCCCGTCTCTCGCTTGATGCGATTGAATAACCAAATGCACATATTCTCCGCAGACGTTTGAAAGGGAAGTGATTTGTATTCCTCGTTAGCCAAGTCAAGCACGGCACACAAAGTATCCTGCTCGTGCAGGATTAAGTAGTGGTCATACTCTTTAATGATTGGCTCTACTTTGGCATCTATATCTGAAAACAATACCGTGAGGCCGCCATTCATTTCAAGGTCAAAGATGCACACCACATCGTAGGTGTGTCCGTGGATTCGGCCGCATTTCTCACCTGCCTCTTTATTTCGGTGGGCAGCGTAAAAGTGATACTTCTTTTGAATTTTCATTTCAATCTTGATTTCCTGCGTGAATTGTGTATTGTTTAATAAGCATCTCT